CGAACCTTCAAATTCTCTGCTCGAGAACGGACAGCAAACAACTGCCTGTGTTTACCAATTTCACCACCGCAGACTCAATCTTTATTTCTTTTGCATTTTCTCTAGCAATTCCATTTGTTCTTCCAAAGTATATTTTGATAATTCACGTGCTCCTTTTTCCAATTCAGCAAGTGCTTCATATATACCTTTTCCGTTTCTATAGAGTGGAATTACTTTCTCACTCTTATACAACATCATGTTAATAGATTAGCACGTTTCATTGCACTAATCATTCTAGTCACACCGATACCGCCACCATAACGTGGAAAGAAATCGTGAGAGAGAAATTCATCTAGTTCTTTTAAAACTCTTTCTTCCCCAAATAATTCATATAGAAGTTTAGCGTATTCACCATCCGATATTGTATGAAATTGTTCTCTCATCTCATCAACATCACTTGCACGTTCAGCACTACCTATTGTTTCCATTCCGCCCATGATGACATCACATTTATTTGCAATAGGTTTTCCTGTTGCATCTGGTATATCTGATGTTTTCATATTCCAAAATGGTGAGGTATGGTATGGAAAACGTGTGAGAAAAAACACATCCCCATATTCTTTGTACATATCCATTTCGTGTTTTGCTTCGAGGGTATTATCTGGTGCAGTATATTTTGCAACCAATCCCATATAACTGCCGCCAGGAAAATCGGTTTCTTCCATTGGTGCTCGTTCATGGTCAGCTTTAAATCCAAGATGTGTACATAGGTCACTTTCTAATCTGAGTAAATCATTGAAGTGGCCAGGAGCTTCAAATTCAAACATCGGGAAAATCAGTTCGTGTCTTCCTTCAGTCGGATTTTGTTCTTGTCTGTATGATGTGGATACACAGAAACAGCCTGGGATATCTGGATTTTTAAGTAGCTCATATTCTAACCACATTTGCCCTGTCTGTGGTAATGGCCAAGTTTTTCCAGCATATTCGTAAGTTGCAACTGTGGTAGGATCTTCACAAGCTGCTAAAATGGATAGTCTGTTTTGGGTGTGTACTTCTAGAAAATTGCGGTCTAAAAAAAATTGTCTGAGGCGGGTTGTTACTTCTGTAAAATCATGTGGCGAAATCAATGCAGTCAATACTTCCTTTCCAATCAAGCGTTTTTTGATTTCTTTTTATTTATAAAACTTGACTTATCATATATAAAGTGTTACAATTAATATGTAGAGTGAAAGAATAATCTATTACTCTTATTATGAACAATCCAATATTGAATAATAAAAAATGATATCAATAAAAGTGAGACCGAAAGATAATATCAATCGTGTATTAAGTCGGTTCAAAGCAGCAGTTATGGCTGAAGGAACTATGAAACTCGTTAGGAAGAAATCTTTTTTCCAGAAACCCAGTTTAGAAAAAAAGTTGAAACGAGAAGAAGCACAGCGTCAACGAAAGAAAGACGAGATTAAATTGCTTCGTAAACTTGAAAGCGAGGAAAGTGACTGGCGAGGATAACGTTGTTCACTTAGACAAGTATCGAAAACAAAAATACATTCTCAAAATGTATGTTGGAGGATATTATGTACATCCAGAATTGGGTGTACACCTTCATTGTATCGGAATGACTTCTCCGATGCACACTAAAAACGATGAAGTTCATTTCATAATCGAAGACAATTTTGGAAGTTTAGCTACATTCCAAATAGATGACCCGCCTGTCGGGTTCGTGGAATCCAATATAGCCGAATTTGCTCAAGCATGGTTTAATGGAACAGACCCTAATAAACCAGTAGCGTCTTAGTATTATAAATAATTAGCGAGGGTTATAGAGGTAATATTCTGAAAGAAGATTCTCAGAACCTTTTGGAATATTTCTCTCCCCTCATTAATTGTCATTACCCCCCTATAAAATCTAAAAAGTTAATAGAGACCTATTAGAATGTTACGATTTACAGAATATAATGAAATTAAAAGCCATATTGAAGGATTATTAGAAGCTAATATTCAAGAACCACGTTATAAAGCTGGTGATATGGTTATCTTGAAAGACAATAAAATAACTACATTCAATAATCAATCTCCATTCAAAGCATCCAAGAATACAATTTTTGTTAAAGCTAAAAACATCCAAACAAAAGATGAATTTCCCAAAGTAATAGAAATCGGAGATGGAGAGCCGTTAGTTACGTTGAACGTTTTTGATGATATGTCGAAAGTAAAAAGTAATTCGATGACAGCAGTAGTTACATGGAGACAGAATCCAGATACTTATTATAATCATCTAAAACTTGGTGATGAAATTAATTGGGGTGGTTCAACCACTACACTAGAAACCGCTCAATGTATTGGAGTATTTTATGATGGTGAGGGTGATATCTCTACTTCAGCTGGAAAACAAAAAGTCATAAAGGAGATTACATCAGTATTAGGTAAAGGTGCGGATTGGAATTCAAAGGGTAAGAGCTACTTATTATCAAAGTTACCAACTCTAATAGATAAAGATTGGATTGTTTTACTATCGTTGATAAAAGGAATGAATGAGTTTATTAAAGAAGTTTGTGGTGGTTTTTCCTCATTAAATATTATTCATGGAAGAATCGATGATTATTATAAGTCAGAAGAAGACAATGAACAAGTAGAAGTAAAGGGAATAAAGAATAATACAGCTGATATGATTGTTTGTAGTTCTTCTGCCGGAGAATTGATTAAAGCAATGAAAATAGAAAAGGTGACACATGATGCTCAGGGAATATGTGAAACAGATATCAGTAAGATTCAATTTGTTCAAGTGTCTCTCAAAAAGAGTGAAGAAGGTGCTCAATTAGGAAAAGCAACAGGGTCTATTTTACAAAAATATGGTGTCAAGTCTTATATGGAAATCTATAGGGAGGTCACAGAGGAGCAATATCATCCAGATTACGTTCAATACCTAGATGAAGGATTTGGAGACTTTATTAAAAACTCATGGGGCAAACTGAAAAATGTTGCGAAATCATTAGCGGATGGTTTTAAAAAACTTATTGCTGGTGCTAAAAATCTTTTTCGTGGATGGGTTGGAAGTATGAAAAAGGTATTTGCTCAAGAAACAACTTCTGCTATAAGAGAATTTAGTCAAAGATTTGACCTCAATCCAAAAGACGTTAAATCTTTAACAGAATCTTTCAATACATTTGCTGAAACTGGCCAAATAATTCTCAATGAAGCGGATGAGGGGTCAATTAACAAGGCCCTGAAAAAACAAAGTTTGAAAAATATCCAAAAGTTCGTAAAAAGTATTGAAGATAGAACATCAAGTATGGTTGCATTATATGACCAACATGACTATCTTGACCATTTGGTTGAAAAGCCTGGTATCAAAGTACCACAACCAAGAGAGTTTGATATCAATGTATCTATAAAATTATTAGCAAATGAGGTTTCTTTAAGGACTCTCAATAAAATATTCAGAGCTAATGCTTCAAATATGACACAATTGGTTGCAGACATGGTTGACATTCAGAGAGAAATATATTTCGGTAAAACAACATTGCCTTTATATAAGGTGTATGGAAAGGACATTGACAAGGAAGCACCACCTAAACCTTACAAATATCTGAAAACAGCTTCCGATTTTTCCAAAGAAAAAACAGCTCAAATAGGAGGAAAAGATAATGACTTTGCATATCCTATAAGTGGTTTTTCTATGACATCTCAGGGTTCATATTATAATATTGAGTCGTGGATAATTACAGGAGTAAGAGAAGCTAGAGCAACGTATGCTCAAATGAGGATGGGAACGAATAAGGCTGGAGCATTTAGTTATGTGGTAGAAGGAACTAACGAAAAAACTCAAGACCAATATGAAAAAAAGTTTAAGTGATGCTACGATTCAAACAATATCTCGCTGAGGCGAAAGAAGGAAAGAACCTTCACCTTGAACACCTAGAGGATGAGGTGTTGAATAATGGCATGGAAGGAACACGAGCAGCAATCAACTTCCTTCAGTCATTGAGGGATATGCTTGCTGGTAACACAAAGAGTAGTGTCAATGTGTCTGTCAAGTGGGATGGCGCCCCTGCTATCTTTGCTGGTATCAATCCAGAAAATGGAAAGTTCTTTGTGGGAACTAAGGGCGTATTCAACGTGACCCCAAAAATCAACTATACGGATGCTGACATCGATGCTAACCACTCTTCTGCTGGGTTGAACTCAAAATTGAAAGTGGCACTCAAGTATCTCCCAAAATTGGGAATCACCGATGTTCTACAGGGTGATATGTTATTCACACAAGAAGATTTGAAGACGGAGAGAATTGATGGTAAATCCTATACAACCTTCCAGCCCAACACGATTCTTTATGCAGTACCAACGGAAAGTTCCACCAAGATTACTAAAGCGAAAATGGGAATCGTCTGGCACACCACCTACACAGGAACAAAACTCGCAGACATGCGGGCTTCTTTCGGTGCTAGTGTGAGTTCATTGACAAAGACAAATGATGTTTGGTTTTCTGGTGCTGACTACGAAGATAGGTCTGGTACAATCAATTTCAACAAAGCGGAAACAGATTCGTTCACAAATGTATTGTCTTTGGCCGGAAAAAAGTTCCGTTCCTTCGATGCTACCTTTATGAAAAGTCTGGTTGCTCAGCAGGATGTGCTACTTCTCATCAAGACATATAGTAACGTGAAGGTGAGAGCTGGTGAAGAAATAAGAAACACATCGAAACACGTTGATGACATAATCAATTACGTTAATGAGAAAATTCAGAAAGACATTGATAAAGTCAAGACACGAGCTTCAAAA